CCATTATGTATCCCTTCTTTCTGGCCCCGCAGCAGGGCTATGGCGTATTCCAGGTATGGATTTTTCTTCTGCCACATTGTTTCCTCCTGGGCTATATGTCAGTTTAACAACTCTTGATTATCAAAAATATTTCCAACTACTTTCAAGTCTTTAGATGGGCGCAGATTAAATCTTCTCCATTTATTCATCAAACCAAAAGAACCTTCCGAAAAACTTATAGAAAAAGTATCAAAGCCAGAAAAATTCTGTCCATCTCCATTGTCAACTCCGTACCGATTTGTTTTGATAATATCATATTCCCAAATCTTCTGATTGTTCTTATCGGTCAGTCCTGTGTACTGGCAAATCGTATCCGGATCAACCTCGTACGCAGCAACCATTAATGGGGTATCTTGATTTCCACTTAAAAATGATGTTGCAATATATGACTCATCTTCCGACTGCAACAGTGCGCCAATTACCCATTCGCCATTTAATTTTTTCTTTCCCTTAAATAAAATTTGTCTCATATTACCTCCAGCATATGTCAGTTTAGTGTTTTAAACTTTCTTCATAATCCTCAATAACTTTGAAAAAATCACTTGCCTTTATTTCCTCAAATCCGTCGGGGTTTTCAAAATTACAGTCTGCTCTAAAGCTTGCATATAAAGCATCGCCTACCATAAACAGCCTACTGCTTGTCCGACCGAAAATTCTGAATTCAAATGCCAAATTAGGTTTGCTTGGTGATTTCAATCCGAACACCTGACATTTATTAACCCAGGCTTTTGCAGGCGGAGAATTTTTCTTGAATAATCCAGGGGTATCCTTCTTAAAATACTTTCCAAACTTATCCACATCACCTTCCGTTGGGCAAATGTACAAGCGCTGTGCCGATTGATAATACTCATGCGTTTCAAATCCCTGTTCTTTTGCAAATTCCACGAACGCAGTATTTACCTTTTCCGACATGACCTTGTAATCCATATACTCTTTATAGATTGGACTACCAGGCATAACTATGTAATACTTTTCCA